CAACGAGACGCCGGGAGCGGCCGCATGAGCGAAGTTTCCGACGACGATCTAAAACTGGCGATCGACCGCATTGCGCGCACGCCAGACGGCGTGACGCTCTACCTCTATTTGCAGAAGGCGCTCTGCGGCGTCATCAGCGATGGATCGGAGAGATCATTGCAAGCCGACCACGGTCGCCGCAGTTTCGCGCGTGATCTAATGGCCCTGATGGCCGAGGGAATTGCTCTAAGTGACCGAAGCCGCCCCGTCACCTTCCGCCTCGCCAACGCCGTCGAGCGCTCCGCCCGTCGCATCCCCGGCGCCCGTCTCGTCAGCCGCGACGACTACGTCCCCGGCTTCTCCGACCCCGACGCCGACCCCAGCTCCCACGCCGACTCCGGCCGCTCAGACTAGCGAGCGGCCGGCTTATATTCCCGAGGCGTATTGGGACGCCGCCGCCGGCAAGGTCAAGGACGCCGAGTTCGCCGCCCACTTCAACGAATTGCAGACCCGCGTCGCCGCCGACGAATCGCGCCGGCTGACGCTGCCGGCCAAGCCGGAAGACTACAAGATCGAACTGCCGAAGGATTTCACTCTGCCGCAGGGCGTCGAGTTCAAGATCGACGTCGACAACCCGTTGTGGGCGCAAGGCCAGCAATGGGCGCAGAAGAACGGCCTGACCCAGGAAGCCTTCCAGGAAGCCATCGCCCTCGTCGCCGGCGACCGCGTCGGCACCGCCGCGCAGATCGACCAGGCGCGCAAAGCCGAGATCGGCAAGCTGGGCGCCAACGGCCAGGCGCGCGTCACCGCGATCCAGACCTGGGCGCAGGGCCTGCTCGGCCAGGAGTCCGGCGGCCGCTTCGTCTCGCGCCTGTTCACCGCGGCCGACGTCCAGATGGCGGAATCGCTGATCGCCAAGTTCACCGGCTCCGGCACCTTCAAGAGCGGCGGCCGCGAGCCGCCAGAAGTGCCGGGCAAACTGTCAGACGCCGACTACAACAAGCTCTCGATGCCGGATCGTCTCGACTACGCCCGCCGCATGACCGCGGCGGCGCAGGGCAAGAAGGTCGCCTGACATGACCGTTTTCGTCGCCACCTTCGTCGACCAGGCCTTCGACAAGAAGTCGGCTGAGGTTGCCTATATCGCGCGCATGTTGCACAAGATGGCCGACGATGTCCAAAAGACGCAGGGGACGGTCAGCGCCGCGACCTCCGTGCTGCATTCCAACGCGGCGGGAACGGCGAACACCGCTGTCGCTTCGTGGACCTACACGGCAAGCGCGTCCAATCCGTGATCTGAAAGGGAATTCCGATGGCCGTCTCGAACCTCATGACCCTCACGGAATACGCCAAGGGAATGGCGCCGGAGGACGTTCGCCGTCCCGTGATCGAGATGTTCACGCAGTACAGCGACGTTTTCGAGGTCATGCCCTTTGAAGGGCTCAAGGGCTCCAAGTACGTCGGCTATCGCGAAGCCTCGCTGGCGACGCCGGTGTTCCGCGCCGTCAACGAGGCGTCTTCGTCCGGGCATGGCGTGATCTCGCCGTTCGACGAAGCGACCTACATCATCGACCACGACATCGACATCGACCGCGCGATCCAGGATCGCTTCGGCCCCGAGCGGCGCAATTACGAAGAACGGATGGGTATCACCGCCTTCGCCCGCCTGTGGATCGACACCTTCGTCAAGGGCGACCAGTCGGTCAATCCGCGCGTCTTCAACGGCCTCCAGGTTCGCGCGCAGAAGTTCGGCCGGATCTACTACAACTCGACGGCCTCGGGCGGCGCGGCGCTCAGCCTCGCCAACCTCGACACGATGCTCAACAACCTGTCGGGCAAGTCCGGCACTCGCTACCTGTTCGTCCCGTTCCTGTCGCTGCCCCTGTGGATTCAGGCGGCGCGCACCCAGTCGCTGACCGGCTATGTCATGCAGACCTGGGACGAGATCGGCCGGCCGAAGCTGACCTACGCCGGCATCCGGCTTCTCTACGGCTACCCCAAGGACGACCAGATTCCCGTCCTCCAGTTCAATGAAGTCGCCTACGGCACCGGCTCGGCGGTCACGTCGTCGATCTACGGCATGACGCTTGGCGAGGGCATGCTGCGCGGCATCTACGTCCGCAACCTGACGCCCGAAGACGTCGGCCTGCTGGAAGACCGCAAGACCTACCGCACCCACATCTCTTGGGACGTCGGTCTGGTCGACGAGTTCAAGTATTGCCTGACCCGCATGACCTCGTGGACCAACGCGCCGATCGTCGCGTGATCGTGGGGCTGAATTAACAGGAGGCCCAGATGGGCGACCGCACTTACGGATTTGACGCCAACCTCGCTCTCGCCGACGGCGCCGCCGCTATGACGGCATCCGGCTACGCGCAGTATGGCGGCGCGGACGGCATCATCGATTGTGGCGGCAACCAGAACATCACGGTTACGCTGCCCTCGATTGCCGCTTCCTCGACGATCACGCCGCAGCAACAGCGCACTGACGCCGCGGTGGTCATCGACGTCACCGCCATTGTCGTCACGTCGGGCTGCTACTACAAGCTGATGGTGCTGGTCTCGAACGACCCGGCCTTCGGCGCCACGAACGTCATGCAGGCCGGCGCGCTGCAACTCGCCATTGCCGGCACCGGCGATGTCCCCAACAACTTCACCCCGCCAGCGGTCCCCGCGATCGGCGGCAACCGCTACGAGATTCTGTTCTCCAACGAGCAGAACAACGTCAAGTACGAGTACGTCAAGCTGTACGTCGTGCTTGGCGGCTCGAACGCCTCCATCACCTTCAAGGCCTTCATGGCCGTCCTCCCGGCGATGCAGTAACATGGTCGAAGCGATCCAACTCAACGAGTACGTCAAGCTCTCGAACGTCGGGGCCGGCCTCGCCGCGATGGCCGACCGCGAACGGTCGATGGTCTATCTGTGGGACTGCGGTCGACCGCGCCGAGCGCTCCCAAGCGCCCGGTTGCCCCGCGCGGCAAGGAAGGCGACCCAGAGTTCGATCTCGCGATGGTCGACTTCCGTCAAGCGATTATCGAGTACGAGGCCGACCTGCGAACCTACGGCGCCCGCAAGGACGAGTTTGCCAAGTGGCAGACGCAGAACGGCGGCCCATTCGAGATCAAGATGTGGTCGGTCGACGCGCGCGATGCACTCGAGATCGAGGAGCGGGCGGTCAAGGAAGGGCTTGTCCCCGCGAAGCGCTACTTCGTTTCGTCGCGCACGCCCGGCTTCGAGTCGCTACCCAATCAGGGCCTGCCTGGGAACATGAAGCCCGGCAAGGGCCATTTCGAGAATCTGCGCCGTGAGCGCGAGGGTGAGGCCGACCTTGACGAGGCCCGCCGCTCCGACCCGGTATTCGGCTCCAGGGAGATGCGAGCATGAACACGAAACACTGGCTCATTGGGTCGCTCGCCGCTGCGGCGCTCGCTCTCGGTCTCGCCCTCCCGGCAGAAGCTGGCTCGGTCATGTGCGCGCCGGGCGCGGCGGCTACCGGGTCTCAAGCCGGGACGTTCGGCGGGACTAACTCTGCCGTCCCCTCGCAGACGCTCTACATCCTGAACTCAATGGGCTGTGCGGTCATCGCCAGCGGCGACGTCGGCTATGCCCGGTCGCAGGGCTGGGCTCCCGGCCCGAACCTGTTCACGGTCCAATTCGGCCCGTTCTCGGCGCAGTCGACCACGGCGAACTCGCCGATCCTACCGCCCGGCGCATCCATCATCGCGATCCAGGCGATCGAGACGGCGAAGCAGATCGTCACCGGCGGACTCGACGTCGGCACGGCTGGTTCATCCAGCCAGACGATCGCCGCGGCTGTCGCCGTGGGCGCCAGCGCCACGGTGGCATCACCCCGCTCAGCGGTTACGTCATTCCCCCCACCGGCGTCCAGGTCTTCTTCAACGCCCATACCAACTGGTCCGACGCCGCTGTGGTCAAGGGCACGATCTTCTACAGCCTGACCTCGCCGTACTGACGAGCGCCAGAAGCACAACGCGAGAGGCGGCCGCGCGAAATCGCCGCCGCCTTTTTTGTTGGAGTGGATGATGAAAAAGCTACTCGCCTCTTTCGCCCTCGTCTCCGCGCTTGCGTTGAGCGCCGCGGCTCTCGCGCAGACCACGCTCTACCAAACCTTGATCAACGTCGCGACCGGAACGACTGGCGCTGTCACCGCGACGCTGGCGGCCAACGCCGGCAAGACGACATGGATTTGTGGCTTTGACGTTTCGGCGATCGGCGGCACGGCGGCCGTAGGGCCGGTGACCGTAACGGGCTTGCTCAGCGGCACGCTGACTTATCAGATGTCGTCTTCCGCCGCGGGCGTCACGCTCAGCCGAACTTTCACGCCATGCCTGCCAGGCAGCGCCATCAACCAAGCGATCGCCGTCGTCACCACGGCGGACGGCACCGCAAGCGCGGTCGACGTCCAAGCGTGGGGCTTCTGGCAATAGATCATTGCGTGAGCCCTGCCGTGCGGCGAAAGGTGCGGCATGTACCAATTCCCGCTCGACGAACTCGCCCTTGTCAATCGCGCCTTGTCAGCCACGGGCGATAACCAAGTCGCCCAGGCTGACGATGGCTCCGACGAGTGGAACACCTGCGATCCAGCCTACCAGGCGGGCCTTGGGTACGCGGCGGAAAGCCATAGCTGGGGATTTGCCAAGCAGGTCTTGACGCTGACCGCCAGCCCGACGCCGCCGCAAGACGTGACGTGGGACACGGCATACCCGATCCCGAGCGATTGCGTCCACATCATCTGGATCAAGATCAACC